TATCTGTCGAAAAGGTTGAGAATGAACTGGAATGGTAGTTCTTTCGATGGGCGAAAATCGTCCAGAATTACAGCATCCTGTCCCATGTAGCCATCCCACCATTTGTGGGATGCTGTTTTCATGTACGAAGACGGGTCTTGCTCCCATGCATAGCGGCTTTTCCCTGACCCAGTTGGGCCATAAAGCCACCATATCTCCGTCTTGAAGAAGCGTCTTTGAGTTTTTATCGTCATTAGCTTCTGTATTCCATTGTGGAATTTCACTATCTGCGCAGGGTAAATGTCCGCAATGTCTTTTAGAGACCGACCTTCGTTGACCATGTTACATACGTCATCAAGGTCAGTTCTCTTTCCTTGTCCTTTAGGTCTTATACCGCCTTCAAAAAAGTTTCCTTCTTTAGAGCAATAGGTTATATTTTGAAGGGCGGTTCCTTTAGCAGCGAATATTGCGCATCCTTCGAGCCCAATTTCGTAAAATCGTTTTTGTGCTGCGCTAATGCGAAGTTTCATGTTGTTATGAAATTCGACATATCCTTGTAGGTGAGGAGTTCCTTCTTCTCCTACTTCAATTCCAAAGCACCAATATTGAAAGGTGTTGCTTAAATCTCCTTTCAACACAGCAACGTGCAATTCGGTGTAATTGTTACGTGTAAAGCAAAATCTGTTAGTCTTTGACATTTTGCAAAATAATGATTTTTGAAAATTGCAAAAATAAAAAAAAATAGTTTTTTCGTGACATCGCAGATCGAAGGGGGGCGAAATGAATAGCGCGAGGGGCCCCAGAAGGCGAAGCCGTGGGGACGCGGAATGTAGCCCCCTGAGATCTGTGATGTTCGTAAATAGTCAACGAAAAAAACAACAATCGTGACAGAGCAGGGAGAGGGGGGGCATCTTTCCTGAATCTGTTCTACACATCTTTAGTACAGTGGCCTAGTCTATATTACCTAGGCCACTTCAGTGCCGGTGCCAGTGCCACCGGCTACTTTCATTATTTCGATGGCAAAGCGTAAGCGAAGTTTTAAAAGGTCTTATAGACGTAGAACTCGTAAGGTTCCAAAGACATCGAAAAATGCATCTAAGTCCAATTTGGTTAGATTAATTAAGACAGTTGTTAATCGTCAAATTGAAAGTAAAGAGCGCCAAATTACTATTGGCCCTATTACTGTAAGACAGCTCATATCAGATTTAAATGTGGTTACATTGATGCCGGGTATAGCTCAAGGTACGGGTGAAACAAACCGTATTGGTAATTCAGTGAAACCGGTATCATGTAGATTGAAGATGTCATTGTACTGCTTCAATCAGGGCGTGACTACACCTCCTACTTATTTTGATATTTTTATATTCAAAACTAAGTTTATAAATGAAAATGCTGGTAGTCCGTCTGCCTTGGATATGCAGTTGTTTTTGGATAATAACAACGGTGCTACGTCATATGATGGAGATACATTTGACGGAATTAGACCTCTTAATGATGAGCTGTTTAAATTATGTGTTCGTAAAAGGATTATGCTTTTTAATCCTTTTAACGCTACTAATCAGTTGTCATCAACTGCTAGTGTGAATCCTTCACGTACAGTTACTTTTGATCTTACAAAGTATGTTAAGTCAGTTTTGCAGTTTGATGATAATACTATATTGGCAACAAATGACAATCTATATTTAGCGGTGGGTACTACACAGACCGATGGAGTCAAGAATAGTATTGACTATGGGTCTTATAGCGCGTTAGTAGATTGGAAGTTTAAAGATGCTTAATTAAATAATTCATTTCCTAAATAATTGAAAGCATCTTCTAATTCTGCGTCCGAAAAAGTTGAGGAAATCGGACTATGTGATCGATTCTCCTCAATAGTTGATCTTTCTGCTCCACTCCTAACCAATCGAGGTGGTTGCAGATCTCTTCTGGAGAGTATGGAGTTGTAACGTAGATGGTCTTCGAGACAAACTCCACCATCCCACCCTTCACTTCGACTGATAGCGGGTATCTGTCGAAAAGGTTGAGAATGAACTGGAATGGTAGTTCTTTCGATGGGCGAAAATCGTCCAGAATTACAGCATCCTGTCCCATGTAGCCATCCC